CCAGCCGTTTCTTTGGTCACAGGAACCGCTTTAACCGTCTTGATCGGCTTAACGACGCCAGCGCGACGCAGACCTTCCTCAATAACTTCTGCCGCATACCAGGTGTTTGGCGTTTTCAGTGGGCCACGGCCGTTCTCGTGCCGAATGATCGCCTCTACCAGCGGACGCAGAGTGTCGTAGTCGTGTAGATCAATGATCATGTCCGGGGTGACACCAACGGCTTTAGATACCTCGTTCACGTAGGCACTGGTGTTGTTTTCGTTTGGCGGCGCCCAGCGCTCGATGACCTCGCGAATGGTATCGATGCTTGAGCCGTCCTTCGCCCGGCGCTTGTCGTGGTAAGTGATGAGCGTTACCGCCAGCGCTCGAATCCCCCATACAGGATCTTTGAACGTGCAGAAACGTGGTTCGGAAGGGTTGCTAATAAGCCCCTGCCACGGCGACCCCTTATCGAGATTGCCTGGGTTGTTGTTACGAATACCTCTTGGAGTTTTCATCCTTGATCTCCTTTATTGCAGTCCATTCTTGACGCCGTAGGCGGCTAACCCCAGCAGCATCGCGGTAATCAGGAACGACGTAATCTTTGAGATAATGCCGCCAAAGAACCCGCTGGAGATGGTGTCGAGCCGGTTAAGAAGTTTGTCCAGGTTGGAGTGCTGAATGCTGTGTTGTGCAGGCGTCATATCGCCAAAGTAGGTTTTGAGCTGGTCATTGACCTCCTGGCCAATTTCTTCACGCAACTCCTTACCTAATTTGCCAACGACTTCACGCGCAACGATTGCGGCAATGCGTTCAACCTGCTCAGGCGTTACGCCTGCCATCTCGTTCGACATGATTTCCTCCATGAAAAGTCAAATCGGGATGGCAGTTTTATATCACAATATAACTGTATTTTGTAGGTAAGCACTTACCTACAAAATGAGTTTTAAATTTTTGGGCATGAGCTTAGTGAGGTGAAAGCACCAGAGCCGACCCAACGCCAGTTAAAGACACTACCTGCACGGTATAATGTGTAATGCCCTTCTTTCTTAATCGCATAGATTGGCACACCAGTGTCAACGCCGCCTACCATTGCTCGCCCATAGCAAACCGGCTCTGGTAGTTTCTGGCACGCAGTCAAAGTTAAAGCCATACCTAAAATTAATATCATCTTTTTCATTCTATTCTCCGTTATCCGTAGAGGTTTCTGTTCAAAACTGGAACTCGGTTATTGATAGCTAATGTAGCCCCACCGTTAATTTCATTAACGAGAATCGAACTCACGGTGTTCCCATAACATGTGTAACCGTATACTAGGGTCTTCGCACCACCCGGCATCGGTATGGCGAATGCGTTAGCATATGTAGGCACAATAGCTACTGGATAATCAAAGTTGTGTTTATCTCCGCTGTTCCAGCTCTTATTATCAAGAAACGTAAATGACAATGGAATATTTGCCGTGTTATAGATCTCCACTCCCGATGAATTAAAGAAACTCATCCCCCACTTCTCTTTTTTTGAAATGCCAGTTGCGAACACATACACCGTTACACTGGAGTCGCTGCCTACCCCGCCGAAGCTGTAAATAACCTGGTTATTGCGAACTAATCGGCTTGCGAGCAGCGAAACAGCCTTTGAATAAGCAACGAAAACAATAGGCGACCGATCTGGAGACAGGCCAGTATTGAACTCACTTCCGCCTCGCAACGACACCACATGCTTACTTTGGAACACCATCGGGGTAAGACTTGGAGACATCCAGACCTTCCCATCAGAACGAACAATTTTGCTTCCGTACATTATTTCTGAAACACCAATATATAAATTGTACCGCGAGCATCAGACCAGTTAATCGAGTTGCCCGATACCGAAACACTTCCAATATATCCATTGATTGTTTCCATTATGTAGTAATCAATTGACATACCTGGCTCAATTGCATAACTTCTGCTGCCACTACCTGTCGGTAGAAAATAATCCAGATAATAAATTGGCGCTAATGCGTCAACCATTTCCTGACGGCTAGGCGACCAGATTTTTGCTCCATAACTCATTATTTTCCCTCCGTGAAAAGAGGCACTAACGTACCTCTTAAAATCAGACTCTGGAGACGGTAAACGTCGCTCCTACCTGATTGAAAAACCAGTTTTGTGCAGTTAATGCGTAATAAGTCCGCACCCCATTCAGGTACATATAATTGACAAACGACAGCACAGTACCATTAAGAGATAGATTAAAGTTTTGTGCAGGCCCATTAACCAATCCCAAATAGAGATTTTGATAACCGCTTGGTTGATAAAAATGTCGGATTTCACAACCAAACAAGCTACCGCTTAGAGAACCAGTAGGGCGCACGGTTAGAACGTTACTGAGTACATTCTGGATACTGCCTGTAGCGGTTGCAAAACCGGTGTAGTTAGTGGACACAACGACCCACTGCATGTTTGTTACCTGCACGCGGGCATCATAAGTACTGCGTCCAGTTGTGATGGTAAAGTCGGCAGTAGATTTACCAACCAAGCCACTCATCCAGAACGGTGTGCCGACCTTAACAGCCGAGCCAGCGGCGGACATCCACCGCTGACCAGTTGTTGCGACGGCTGACGACCCGACCCATCCGGAGCCAATAGCCATCAATTACCTCCCTTTAAAACAGACATTTCTCCACGGAGTTCGCGCACTTCTTCACGTAACTCCTTCACAGCCTCGACCAACATGCCGATCACACCGTTATAGTTCAGACGTAAACGCGCTTGGCCGGACTGATCATTGTGGTCGACAGTTACCAGCTCAGGCTGGACCTTCTGAACGTCCTGCGCGATAAGCCCACCAGACTGTTCGTAACGGTCATAGACCTGAATTTCATAAAGAACGCCTTCAATCTGCTCCACTTTATCAAGCGCCCGCTCAATCTTGCGGATCTGGCGTTTGCTGCGTCGGTCAGAGCGAATATAAACGTCGTTAAAACTACCATTGCCCCCGCAATACCACACGCCATCGCTCTGCAGAAAAGCCTGTGCATCCGTTCCGTTAGCAGTACGCGACTTGTTAATCATGTAGAACCCGAACTGCGAGTTCCCCAACCCACCGACCATAAAGTAACGATCGGCGTGCTCTTGACGAACAATTGCTGATGCTGAGGACGTTGCTACAGCAGAACTGTTTGAAAGCGCTGCGTTAGTCCTCATGTCGATCCACGATGTGCTCGACGTCGGGATTCGGATATTTCCGCTCGTGACATCCACCCCTCCCCCAACGCTCAAGCCATTCCCCATTGAAACTGCACCGCTTGCGTTTGCAATAGTAATCGGTCGTAAAGCATTCCAACTTCCAAGCGGATCTCCAGATGCGGTCAAAAGGAAATAGGTGTTCCCCCCATCATTTCTGATAAAGAAACCATAGTTGCCATATGCCGCGCGGTAGGCGTTGGCCGATCTGGAAATGATATCCCCTGCTGCAGTCAGACCACCTGAAAGCGTGCCACCGGACAAAGGCAAAGCCCCCACATCTGCGGCGCTCGGCTTGTTGAGTGTGGTGTAGAGCTGTGCCCACGCCGACCAATTTGCATCACTAGCATCACGGCGAGAACGAACGTAAACTGGCGCATGAGTACCGCTCGTTCCGCTCCAGCCAATCAATAGTTCACCTTCACCTGAAGACGCCGCACCTTTAAGATGAATGACGTTGCCATAAGTCGTTGGGTAATTGTTGCTGTAGGCTTCATACATTTGTATGCCGGACATTGCCCCCTGGGAGTTAGCTTCCAGCGCTGCGACTCTCCCGCATGACACAAGTGTGGGAATGGAGATATTTGCTGACCCGTCAAAAGACACGTTATTAATCGTTCTTGGGGTCTGTAGCTTAGTCGCTGTTGCTGCATTGCCTGTTGTACTCTGATTACCCGCAGTATTTACGCCCGGCAAATTGATATCAGTTGACCCATCAAAAGAAACTCCGCCAATTTTTCGCGCTGTTTGCAGTTTTGTCGCCGTACCAGCATTGCCCGTAGTGCTCTGATTGCCTGCTGTGTTTACGCCAGGTAAGTTGATATCGGCTGACCCATCAAAAGAAACCCCACCAATTTTTCGGGCCGCCTGCAGCTTCGTAGCTGTGGCTGCATTACCGGAAGTATTCTGATTACCCGATGTATTTACGCCTGGTAGATTGATATCTGCGGAGCCATCGAAAGACACACCTCCGATACTACGAGCGATCTGGAGCTTGCTCGCCGTTGCAGCGTTACCGGAAGTACTCTGGTTGCCCTGAGCATTCACCCCCGGAAGCACGATATCTTTGCTGCCATCGAACAATACGCCACCGATGCTGCGAGCGGTCTGCAGTACAGTCGCTGAACTTGCGTTACCCATGAGCGATCCGGTAATAGAGCCATCTGCATCGGAAAGCACACGATGATAAACAACTCCCACAACGGCGTTTTCCGGTAGCGTATCCAGAACCTCAAAAACTTCCAGGGTCTCTACCGCTGCGCCAGAGAACTGAAGGTTAACAATCAGCTTCTGAGCACCCGCACCGGCATTCAGATAGATATCGTAGTTGTCCTCATCGGTGTTCACAGTGGCTACGTTCTGCACGGCAGAATCCATTGTGCGATAGGTAACTACATTCAGGCCACGCGGATCGCCACTAGCTGTTCGAAGCACTATGTCGGCCATTGCCGCCTGATAAGGGCTGTTGACTTCATATCCCGCACCGCCAATGATCTCGATATAAACGGTGCTGGTCGACTGCGGCATACGTGCGCGCGAAATCTTCACCCATTTAGGCGAATCGGTAGTTAGGTCCATCTCTGCGGAAGTCCCTTTCCACTTCACGCTCGCTACACTTGATTGGGCATTCTGAGCATACTCATACGCCTTATCCTCAGACTCTTTCGCTTTTGTTTGGGATATTTTTGCTTCACCCGCGGAGGTTGACGCCTCGGTTGCCTTCTTCGATGCGAGCACAGCGGACTCAGCCGCCTCATTCGCTTTGACTTCTATCCCAGCCAGAGAATCTGCCGCTGTTGTTGCCGACGCAGCTGCACTCGTCTCTGACTTCTTAGCTTCACCTGCGCTCAATGCAGCGGCTTCTTTGCTGGCTAACGCAGCATCAGCGTATTCGCCAGATGCCGAAGCACTATTAGCCGCAGCCTCGGCACTCAGACCTGCGGCAGATTCACTCTCAGCAGCAGCCTTCTGCGATGCGTCGGCGTTGGTTTCTGAAACTTTGGCCGCAGCAGCACTGGCCACCGACTCCCCGGCGCTCGAAGCAGCATGAGTTTCTGACTCCTTAGCCGCATTTTTCGAGGCCAGCGCATCAGCTGCACTACCAGCGGCGGCCTGCTCTGAGGCAGAGGCATTGGTTTCAGAGGTTTTTGCAGCAGCAGCAGAGTCAGACGCAGCAGACGCTGAAGCAGAGGCTTCGGATGCACTGGTCGCAGCCTGAGCTTCAGATGCTTTAGCCGCATCTTTGGATGCCGCGGCACTCGTGGCTGATTCACCAGCTTCAGTCGCTTTGGCAGACGCTG